AATCAATAAAGTAACAGTAGGTAGTCAGGGTGAGAGTATCTTTGAAATTAATGATAAAATTATTGATTTAAAAAAACCATTATTAACAGAATCGTCAAAACAGACACTTGATGAGTTATTTGATACCCCTATTGATCCGGAAGATAGGAGTACAAAAAATGTAATTAAAATGATGTTAGAAGATGGATTAACAATGGCAATACCAGGGGGAAGAGATGGTTATATAAATTTTTTACAACCATTTCTTAGAATTATTAAAAAAGAAAAGAATTATTTTAGTAAAAACACAATTTAAAAATTATGAAAAAGAATTATGAAAATCTCCCTTATGAATTTTTATTATTAATTAATAATAAACCAATAGTTGGTAGAAATTTCCAAGTTAAAGGATTTAATGCTCAGAGTCTTAGGTCTTTAGAATTAAAAGAAACTATAGATGACGCCATCTATATAATAAGAGAACAATTTAAAGAGAGAAGTCGTGAATACCTTTATCGTTATTATAACCCATATATAACTCAACCACCATTAGATCCGGATGATAAAAAGAATGTATATGAGAATGAAGACATTTTTACCTTCCAAATTAAGGTTAAAGGTAGAATAGTTGCAGAATCTATTTTTACGGGAAATGACTACCCACCAAAAGTAAGATATGATGTAGATATAAGAGCAATAATACCTTCTATTATCTCTACGATACAGAATGGATTAACTTTAAAAAATTATACGCGAGAATATGAAGGTTACGCGCTTTAACAGATACTTATAATTAAACCCACTTTTAAAAAAGATGACTAAAGATAAAAGAACAAATTTAGGATATTTAGGATATAGTTTTCAACTAAGATTAGTCAAACAATTGATAGAGGATGAAAAATTTTCTGAAGAAATTATGGATATTATTGAACCACAATATTTCGATAATGAATATCTTCGTTTATTAATTGCAAGTTTAAAAGATTATTTTGAAAAATATGAAACTATACCTACATATGAGACTTTATTTCAAATAATAAAGGTAGATATAAAACGTGAAATAGCGAGAGAATCCGCTATTGAAATGATAAAAGAAGTTAAAAATTCGGATCATAAAGATTGTCTACATACTCAAGAAACTGCAACTAAATTTTGTAAACAACAAGAATTAAAGAAAGCTAATAATAAAATAGGTAAAATATTAGAGGCAGGAGATTTTGATAGATATGATGAATGTGAAGAAATTTTAAAAGAAGCATTATCGGTAGGAGGAACTAAAGATACCGGTATTGACGTGTTTCATGCCATAGATGACGTGTTATGTGAGGATTTTAGAAATCCAATCCCAACAGGTATGATTGGTATAGATAATTTAATGGATGGTGGATTATCTAAAGGAGAATTAGGGGTTATATTAGCTCCATTTGGTGTGGGTAAAACAACTTTAATTACCAAAATGGCTAATACTGCATATAATCTAGGTTATAATGTAGTACAAATATTTTTTGAGGATAATCCTAAAGTCATCCAAAGAAAACATTTTACATGTTGGACGGAAATCCCTTTGAATGAATTAACTGAGAATAGAGAAGAAATAAAAAATAAATTACCTAAATTTAAAAGTAAGGAAGGTAATTTAATTCTAAAAAAGATGCCAAGTGATGGGACAACAATACCACACATTAAACAATATCTCAGAAAATTAAGTTCAAATGGTACTAAACCAGATATAGTATTTGTAGATTACATGGATTGTGTAGTTCCAACTAAACAATTTAAAGATGAATGGTCAGGTGAAGGAAATGTTATGAGACAATTTGAGACTATGATATCTGAATTAAATTTAGTAGGTTGGACGGCAGTACAGGGTAATAGAAGTTCTATTGGTGCTAATGTAGTTGAGGCAGACATGATCGGAGGATCAATCAAAAAAGGACAAATAGGTCATTTTATATTATCAGTCGCTAAAACATTAGAACAAAAGGAAGAAGGAAGGGCAACTTTAGCCATATTAAAGTCTAGGTTTGGTAAAGATGGTATAATATTCGAAGATATACTATTTGATAATGGTACATTAAAAATAGATACAACCATGTCTAGTGACGTTTCATTTTTAGATTTTGAAAAAGGAGAAAATCAAAAGAAATCTAATTTAGTTATTGAAGCGATTAAAAAAAAGAAGGGCATCATGGGGAATAACGATTAAATAAGTTTTTAACGTTTAAAAATTATTAGTGATAGGATTACTATAACTAATACTAAAATAATAAAGATAAAAAATATATAAGAATATGAAGTTATCAAACAAGATTTTATCAGATATTACCGTTTATATGAAATATGCAAGGTTTTTACCTGAAAGTAATAGAAGAGAAACGTGGGAAGAGTTAGTAAATAGAAATAAAAAGATGCATATTAAAAAATATCCCGCATTAACAGAAGAAATAGAAAAAAATTATAGATTTGTATATGATAAAAAGGTGTTACCTTCAATGAGAAGTATGCAATTTGGTGGTAAGCCCATTGAAATATCCCCTAATAGAATATATAACTGCGCTTATATGCCTATTGATCACGTATCTTCTTTTAGTGAATGTATGTTTTTACTATTAGGTGGTACGGGAGTAGGATATTCGGTACAAAAACATCATGTAGAAAAATTACCGCCAGTTAATAAACCCTATAAGAAAAGAACAAGAAGATTTTTAATTGGAGACTCAATTGAAGGGTGGGCAGATGCAATTAAAGTATTAATGAAATCTTATTTAAATGGAAAGAGTTCCACTATTGATTTTGATTATTCCGATATACGTGCTAAAGGTGCTAGACTTATTACTTCAGGTGGTAAAGCGCCGGGACCACAACCATTAAAAGAATGTATATTAAAAATTAAAGGTATTTTGGATAATCATGAAGATGGAGATCAATTAACTACCTTAGAGGTTCATGATATTGTGTGTTATATTGCAGATGCAGTATTAGCCGGGGGAATAAGAAGAGCTGCTCTAATCTCTTTATTTTCTGCAGATGATGATTTAATGATTGCGTGTAAGGCAGGTAACTGGTGGGAGTTGAACCCACAAAGAGGTAGAGCTAATAATTCCGCTTGTTTAATGAGACATAAAATAACTAAAGAATTTTTCCTAGATTTATGGAAAAGAGTTGAATTAAGTGGATCAGGAGAGCCTGGGATTTATTTAAATAATGATAAAGACTGGGGAACCAATCCTTGTTGTGAAATAGCGCTACGACCTTATCAATTCTGTAACTTATGTGAAGTTAATGTTTCTAATATTCAATCACAAGAAGATTTGAATGAGAGGGTTAAAGCCGCTGCATTCATTGGTACATTACAAGCAGGTTATACCGATTTTCATTATCTTAGAGACATATGGAGAGAAACCACTGAAAAAGACGCTTTAATAGGTGTATCGATGACTGGAATAGGTAGTGGTAGAGTATTAGGGTATAATATGGAAAAAGCTGCTGATGTAGTTAAAAGAGAAAATTCTAGGGTAGCTAAAATATTAGATATTAATAAAGCCGCTAGGACAACTACAGTAAAACCTGCAGGGACTACTTCCTTAACATTAGGAACCTCATCTGGAATTCATGCATGGCATAATGATTTTTATATCCGTAGAATTAGAGTGGGTAAAAATGAAGCAATTTATCATTATTTATTAAATAATCACCCACAATTAGTGGAAGATGATTATTTCAGAGGTCATGATACTGCAGTTATCTCTATCCCTCAAGAATCCCCAGAAGGATCCATTTTAAGAACCGAGTCTGCTTTTGAACTTTTAGAAAGAGTTAAAAAAGTTGCAACTTATTGGGTAAAACCAGGACATCGAACTGGGTCTAACTCCCATAATGTATCAGCCACTATTTCTCTTCAAGAAGAAGATTGGGAATTAGCTGGAGAATGGATGTGGGAGAATAGAGAATATTACAACGGTTTATCTGTTTTACCCTATAATGGTGGTACCTATGTACAAGCGCCATTTGAAGACATTACTGAAGAGGAGTTTAATACCCTATCTAAATGTCTTACAGAAATTGATTTATCTAAAGTAAGAGAAGATAAAGATGAAACCACATTATCTGCAGAGTTAGCTTGTGCAGGTGGTGCATGTGAAATTACATAATTTAAATTTATATCCATACAAATTAAAAGGTGTCTATTGACACCTTTTTTTTTATCTATACTTTTCTTTTAAAAAATTTATTGTAGAATATTTATATACAAATGGCAGATAAAAAGTATATAAATATAGATTTCCCCTTTAGAGATAGTGAAAACGGATTCTATTTCAAACTTAATAGTACAGATAAAGATGCAATTCGATCGGATCTTTTACATTTATTATTAACAAATAAGGGTGAACGATTATATCTACCAGATTTTGGGAGTGACTTAAGAAAGTTTATTTTTGAACCAAATGACACTATTACCCATGATCAAATAAGGGATAATTTAAATGAAACCATTAAAAGATATATTCCAAACCTAGTTGTTAATGATATAACATTTAGGAATGATGATATCCAAGAATTAATAATAGTTGAACTTAAATATACAGTAACTGAAGGTACATTTAGTAGTTCAGATACAATAGAGATAACATTTTAATTATGATAAAGAAAATTGATTATAACGCTAGGAATTTCGCTGATTTAAGAGATCAGTTAGTAAATTTTATAAAACAATATTATCCAGATGTATTTTCCGATTTTAATGATGCATCCGTAGGGATGATGTTATTAGAGTTAAATGCTGCAGTAGGTGATATGTTATCTTATCAAACAGATAGGATGTTTAATGAGACACAAATTGACTATGCACAAGAAAGATCTTCACTTTTAGAATTAGCACGAACATTTGGTTTGAGTGTGCCGGGACAAAGACCCAGTATCACCATTGTAGATTGGGTCGTAACTGTACCAGTACAGGGAGATACTTTTGATCTCTCTTATGCACCTAAAATTCTAAAGGGATCTCAAGCAACGGGAGCGGGTAAGGTATTTGAATTAATGGAAGATTGTGATTTTTCATCCCCATTTACTACAGGTGGTATACCTAATAGATTAATTCTACCTAATATTGATAGCAGTGGTATAATTCAAAACTATAATTTGGTTAAAAGAGAAATTGTTTTAAATGGTTTTACTAAAATATTTAAAAAAATAGTACAAATAGAAGATTATAAACCTTTTAATGAAATTATATTACCAGATGATAATGTTTTATCAATAGAAAATATTATAACTAAAGAAGGAACTAATTTTACTACTGATCCGACAGAAACACAATGGGCGGAATTTAGTGATAATTGGTTTGAAGTAGAGGCATTAGCACAAGCGGAAATTTATACTGAAGATACTAATACTCTTACAGATAATACTAGTATTGCCCCAGGAAAATGGATAAATGCTCCTCGTAGATTTATTAAAGATTTTACAGACAACGGATTTTGTAGAATTATATTTGGAGGAGGAGACTCCGATATTTCTTCTTTGAATGATTTTGTTGGTTGTAGAGGTCAAATTGACAAAATTGGTAATATAATCAATAATTCATCATTAGGGGAGATTCCACCCGTAAGTAATACAATGTTTATAAGATATAGAGTAGGTGGTGGTAATAGTTCTAATATTGGACCCAATGTATTAACTAAATTAGGGGTTATAAATTTTATCGTAAATGGAAATGACACCAGTGTTAATACTCAAGTAAGACAAAGTTTAACTATTAATAACCCCATACCTGCAATGGGTGGGTTAGGGCAACCATCTATAGAAGAAATAAGGAATTTAGTAAGATATAATTTTTCCGCCCAAAATAGATGTGTAACAATAAAAGATTACCAAAGTAGAGTTAAGTTAATGCCGGGTCGTTTTGGTGTTCCATTTCGAACTGGTGTGTGGGAAGAAAGAAACAAAATAAATGTTTCTATTTTAGCGTTAAACGAAAATTCACAATTAACCACCCAATCAACATCTACCCTAAAAGAAAACATTGCGGAATATTTGGCAGATTTTAGAATGGTAAATGATTATGTAACAATAAAAAATGGTCAAGTAATAAATATAGGTTTTGAAATTGATCTTTTTGTAGATAAAAATATACCTAGAGGTGAAATCATCTCATCAACAATAAATTCGGTTAAACAATATATGGATATAAATAAATGGGATATGGGTGATAACATTTATCTCTCCGATTTAATTGAAACCATTAATAATGTGGCTGGTGTATTAAATGTAACAGATTTAAGGGTATATAATAAAGTTAATGAAGATGGTAAATATTCTTATAATGAGATTGCCCAACCATTAATAGATGATGCAACGGGACAAGTTAATATAGAGAGATATACATTGTTTGGTGTACCTAATGGAATGTTTGAGATAAAATACCCCAATAAAGATATTAAAGTAAGTATTAGTACTTAATAATGATTACTTTTTTAATATTTTAATTAGTTTTAAGTAAAAATATAAAGTTATGGGATGTAATACATGTAATCAAGAGAATCAAAAAACACAACAAAATGGAGAAGCGACAGATTTTTCCGCCGTATCAGAACAATTGATGCACTCACCAGTAAATAAACACTTTTTCTTAAAAGTCGCAACATTTATATCACTGGTAATTGCACTTCCTTTTATAATTGTTGCATTAGTTTTCCAACTTTTTGGTACATTCTTTTTACCTAAATCTATAGAAGGTATTAACACTAAATTTAGAAATGGTTTTCAAAATATATTTAAGTGGTTAGTTAAAATAAGGGCCAAAAAAGAATTAAGAAAAAGAGAACGAGCATTTGTAAACAATGGTAATTATGAAGAAGGTAGTGAACTGCTAGATATAGAAGTTTATGAAGACTTGGAAGATAACAAACAAGAAGAATTAATTTGAACGGATGGGTAAATCATACCGCATTAGAACTAAACCTGGTGAAGACGATGGGTATTTAAAGGTAAATGTAGATTTAAATCAAAACTATGATTTCCTAGAGATACTAAGTTTAAAAATCGATCAAACCAATGAATATCAAGGTTTTTGTGCGGATTATGGTGTAGTTGCAGGTAGAATAGACATCAACGATGGGTTCGGAGTACCTAATGTTAATGTATCTATTTTTATACCAATCCAACCAGAGGATATTGACAATCCGGTTATATCTGCCATTTATCCCTATACGAGCCCTACCAATGACCAAAAAAATGATAGAGGTGTAAGATACAATTTATTACCTTCTAAACAACAAACCTTTGATCATACTCCAGTCGGTACTTTTCCTTCTAAACGTCAAGTATTAGATAATGGTACCACGTTAGAAATATATGAAAAATATTATAAATATACTACTACCACTAATTCAGCAGGTGACTTTATTTTATTTGGAATACCTGTAGGTGATCATACTCTCCATTATGATATGGATGTTAGTGATATTGGGTTTTTATCTTCCCGACCTTATGAATTAATAGGACTAGGATATAGTGAAGATTTATTTGGTAGTAGATTTAAATTTAAATCATCAAATAAGTTATCTAATTTACCCCAAATATTTTCAGATAACATTGCCGTTACAGTAGAACCTTATTGGTGTGATAGTTTACAGGTAGGAAGTACTATTGGTATAGTAAGAAAAGATATATCTATAGATTTAGAATTAATCCCAAGTGCCATTTTCATGGGAAGTATTTTATCTGATGATGAAAAAGATTCTTTAAATAAGAATTGTCGTCCTGATCGAGACATGGGTAAAATGAATGAAGTAATTACCGGAGGAGGAACAATAGAGGCGATAAGAAGGACAGTAGATGGTAATATTGAGACGTATGAGATAAATGGTGACGCTATAGACGATAACGGGAACTGGTCGATACAATTACCTATGAACCTACGTAAAGTCGTTACAGACGAATTTGGTAATTTAATTCCTAGCCCCGATGGAGTTAAAGGAGTTGCCACAGAAGCGGATTTCAGATTCCGAATATCGATGGATAAATCTGATACTGATAAAAGATTAAGACAGAGGGTTAAATTTTTAGTTCCCAATCTAACTGCCAATTATAATTTCGGTTCGTATTCATATACCACATTAAAAAATACTGATCATTGGAAAAAGAATGAACAATTATCACTTATAACCAAAAATACCCCCTATGAAAATGATTTAACAAACCAATATAACTACATAGAAGATTTTTATACCTTTAGATGGAAGAAAGTTTACACTGTTAAACAATACATTGGTAGATTTCAAAAAAGTGGAAGAGATGAAACTAGAGCGTTTATTGGAATGAAAGATATTGTAAATGGAGAGGGAGTTAATAAATTTCCTAGTAATAGATTAGATACTAATATTCATCCTTTATATACTATATTATGTATTTTACTAACTTTCTTTGCCCATTTGGTGGCATTAATAAATGGTATATTACAAATTATAAATGGATTGATTACTACTTTATGTAAATTTAAAATACCGTTTTTCTTATGTATCAGTGGTGATAAAGGTCTGAGGTATAAAATAGAATATTATAAATGGGAGAGAAAAGGTGATAATTCAGTATGGAAAACAGGCTTGGGGTGGCCCAAAACGGTCACAACCGGTTGGTCTTATCTCTTTGATGTTTTCCAATTAACGGGGAACAGTAATAACCCTAAAGACCCGGGAGATTTTGATGGTAATTTAAGTAAGTGTGATGATGTCCGATATTGGGTTCCAGCAACTTATAGCACAAATGCGTTTACCGACCAAGACGTTTCCACCCTCCCTTCCCCCTTAAATGCACCTTATTATGCCCCAGATGGATGGAAATATAGTACTAACTACGGGTCAGGAATGCCTTGGAATCGTCCCGCGTCTCCTTGGATATTTGGGTATAACGGGGCACCGTATGAAGGGTTTGTAAACAAATTGGGAAGCAATTCAGGCCTATATACATATAATTATCAAGATTGTGCCACTGATCCTACCGGTCATGGTGGTGGGTGTATAAGATATAGATTAAAAGAATGGAATAGTTGGAGAAAATCGATAGTAAAATGTGATAAAAAAAGCCTGAATAAACCATGTGATGGTGTCAAATTTTTAGGGTTATGTATACAATTAAAATTCCAATGTTTATTTGCAGGAATATTTTGTCAAGGGTGTACTGATTATTGTGGTTCAGATTTTGATTGTGCTGGAGGAAGTGGATGTGGATCTGATTTTGACTGTTGCCCCGATGATAAATGTTGTATGCAAATACCATTAATTGGTTTAAAATGTAAGGAAGAAAATATACTCATCAAACCCACCATAATTCCTAGCGTATTTTCGATGCCCGAATGTAATCAAACATTTGTAGTTCCTTTTAGTTGTTTAACATGTGGTGGACTACAGACACCTGTGATTAAAACATGGGTTGCCTGTGTATTAGAACCAGTGGCCGTCTGGTTAAAAATGCTTAAATTTGATTTTTATAATGATTGGGTAGGAGGAAGTTTATATTTCCCACTAATCAAACGAAAATATAAGGTAAAGAAAAGTAAAAAGAAATTCGGACAAATTAAGAAAGATAAATTTTGTCACTATAATTGTAGAAGTTTGGATGCATCGAATGATCCACCTAATTTCCAAGGAAACTCTACCTATAGTCAACATAGAATCAAATTAGAAAAAACTACTTATGCCCCTGTGCAGATAATAATAGAAGGGTGTACAGTAAATATAGAAGGTAATATTGTTACTAATTGGTATGGAGACTCCAATAGTAGTCAAAATGAAAATAAAGATTTGGCGGCACAAGAAATCGCATTAGATGGTACGAATGATGCAGATAATAACTGTCGCATATCTTTTGATGATTATGCGGCATTAGATCTGGCATTAGGTAATAACCAATATACCGGGTTACAAGTGGTAGTAGATACACAAACTAGGGCGGGAGTATATGGAGAACCTAACTATGTTTCTACTGAAGATGCATTTGGGTATGAGACATGGGAAAATTTAGGAGGTTTTGGAATGCATAAAAATAAATGTGATCCTACTCGATTGATTGAGAGAAGAGAATATTTTAAAGATACTTTGGATTGTACCTCCATGTGTCCGGGGGAGAATGTAAATGATTCAGGACTAGATGTTCCTGATAACCCACCCAACCAAACAAGTGCCTCTTGTTTAGAAAACTGTGATGGGGATATTCCTGGACTACCACTACCAGGTAATCAATTCAATTGTCAACATGCGTGTTGTAAATCCACTTGTAGTAGTAATGGGATGGCAGGATGTAACATATATTGCCCTTGTGGGACATTAGATGGTTTAGATGATTA